ACCTATTATGAACAAGAAACAGGAAATAATCAGATTTTACGGGGAACCAGCACAGCCATCACAGCCAATATTGAATCCGGAGATTTTGATATTACTCAGGATAAAAAACAGGGTATTACCTTTAGAGGAGATGGAGAATACTTCATGTCGATCCGAAGATTCATTCCTGATTTTTTAACTCAAACCGGAACCACAAGAATAACTTTATATTTAAGAGACTATCCTAACCAGGCTCAAGTGAGTTCAACCTTAGGACCTTTTGATATTACCTCTAGTACCACTAAACAGGATACCCGGGCGCGAGCTCGATCGGTGGCTTTGAAAGTTGAGAATACTGCTGTAGATGAGACTTGGAAGTTGGGAACATTTAGGTTAGATATACAAGAGAGTGGAAGGAGATAATGCCATTTCAATCAGAAAAACAAAGACGATACATGCATGCAAATCTTCCAAAAATCGCACAGCGATGGGAAAAGAAATATAGCATGGTGGAAGTGTTTATATAGGAAGCGCTATTAAGACTGAATATGGTGGAAAGAAATTATCAAATAAGTCTTATGAGAAATACTATAAGGGAATGATCTAGTGGATCCCTTAGTTATCGTTGCTAAGCTACAGAAAATCATCCGAGACAATCTTCAAAGAGTCGGTGACACCATGATCAGTGGTGGTATTGACAACATGGAAAAATATCAATATATGTTGGGACAGGCACGTACATATCAGTACATGCTTCAGGAAATCTCTAACCTGCTAAAAGCAAAGGAGCAAAAAGATGAACAAGGAAACATTATCGACCTCGGAAAAGGAAGTCCCAAAACACCGAAACGCCCTTGAAGATAAATATCAAGTAGAAGAAAAAGAACCTTTAAATCCAGAGAACATTCAAAAATCACAGCTCCCCGCTCCTAGCGGCTGGCGACTACTCGTCTTACCCTTTTCTCCACGAGAAAAGACCAAAGGCGGAATTTTGATCGCACAGGAATCATTAGACAAGTTACGGATTGCAACGAACTGCGGTTATGTATTAGAGATGGGTCCGTTGGCCTATCACGATAGAGAAAAGTTTCCAACGGGACCGTGGTGCAAAAAAGGAGATTGGGTTATTTTTGCACGCTACGCAGGATCAAGACTACCCATTGAAGGAGGCGAAGTGCGCATCTTGAACGATGACGAGGTTCTGGGAACCATTAAGGATCCTGAAGCCGTACTTCATCATAATTAATCATAGGAGGAACTATGCCAAAAGAAGAAAAAACAGTTGATATCGATACAACTAGCCCAGGCGCGGAAGATAATATCGAAGAAAAAAAAGAAGAAATAGAAACAATTGAACCGGTAAAAGAAGAACCAGTAGAAGAGAAAAAAGAAGAAGTTGAAGAGAAACAAGAAGCAAGCAGCGAGAAAACAGTAGAAGAAAAGAAAGAATTAGAAGCATATAGTGAAGGAGTTCAACGGAGAATTTCCAAATTAACAAAGAAATGGCGTGAGGCGGAAAGTCAAAAAGAAGCCGCTTTAGATTATGCCAAAGGTGTTCAGTACGAGCACTCTCAATTAAAAACCAAGTTTTCAAAATTAGAGCCTCATTATGTGAAAGCTCTTGAAAACAGGGTAACTTCTGGAATGGATGCGGCTAAAGCTAAACTTGCTACGGCAAGAGAAGCGGGCGATATTAATGCTGAAGTTGACGCGCAAAAGTCAATTGCACAACTCGGTATTGAAGAAGTTCGGCTAAACGCTTTAAAAGATAGACAGTCTCAAGACAAAGAAAAGGAAGTAAGAACCCCTACTTTACAGGATACTGTCGGAAGAACTCCACCACCAGATCCAAAAGCTGAAGCGTGGGCTGAAAAGAATGCATGGTTCGGGAAAGACAATGCTATGACCTATACGGCTTTTGACTATCATAAGAAACTAACGGAAGAAGAGGGCTTCGATCCTAATTCAGATGAGTACTATGCTGAAATAAATAAACGAATGCAACTTGACTTCCCGCATAAATTTGGTAAGACTGATTCACAGGAATCGACTAAACTAACACAAACAGTAGCTTCGGCGAAGCGAAGTGTAAATCCTAGTCGCAAAACTGTCAGGCTCACATCATCTGAAGTTGCAATCGCCAAAAAATTAGGTGTGCCACTAGAAGAATATGCGAAACAATTAAAAATCATGAAGGAGGTATAAGCATATGAGTACCGAAAAAATAAAAACTTCCCGTGCGAGTCAAACTAGAGAACAGACAAAACGTAAAGCAGTTTGGACTCCCCCATCATCTTTAGATGCACCCCCTGCGCCTGCAGGATTTCATCACAGGTGGATAAGGGCTGAAACTATGGGCTTTTCTGATACGAAAAACATAGCCGGCCGATTAAGATCAGGATACGAGCTTGTAAGAGCTGATGCATATCCAGGATCGGAATATCCAGTGGTGACGGAAGGCAAATACAAAGGGGTAATCGGAGTTGGTGGCCTATTGCTGGCAAGGATATCTGAAGAGATTGTCAAAGCGCGCGATGAGTATTTTAGAAAAATTACTCAAGACAAAGACGACGCGATTGAAAGCGATCTTATGAAGGAACAGCACCCAGGAATGCCGATCAATGCTGAGAGGCAGTCCCGTGTAACCTTCGGTGGTACTAAGAAAGACTAATTTATTAGCGATTCTTACCCAACGAAATTTTATTAACTAAGGAGATAAACATGGCAAATCAAGACGCTGCCTTCGGCTTTAGAGCTGTAAGGCATTTATCAGGCGGAACACCTAGAACAGAAGAATATTTAATCGCTTCTGGTCTTACAAAGGTAATTTATACCGGTTCCCCTGTCATGGGAGTTGTTGGTGGTCAGATCACTTTAGGCACTGTTAGTGCAGTCCAATACATTGGAGTGTTTAACGGTTGTTTCTATACGGATCCAACATCAAGTAAACCAACATGGAAAGCATACTATCCAGGAAGCATTACAGCTTCTGACATAGTTGCTAATGTTTATGCCGACCCTCAAATCATCTTTGAAGGCCAACACGATGGAACAGCTACGGTTGCGAATAACAACCATGCGAACCATGATCACGTAGGTACAGGTGGAAGTACAATTAATGGACAATCAAGTGCAGAGATTGATTCTTCTACTTATACAACTACTGGTTCTGGAACGTTCGTTCAAATTGGAACTTCTAAAGATCCCGATAATCAAGACTTAACAGCGGCAAATTCTAACGCCTATGTAGTTGCGAATACAGGGGAACATAAATATAACTTAATAACAGGACTATAGGAGTATAAAATTATGGCAATATCACGAGCACAGCTAGTTAAAGAACTAGAGCCAGGTTTAAATGCACTATTTGGCCTGGAGTACAAAAACTATGCTAACGAGCATGCAGCCGTTTTCGATACTGAAAATTCAGACAGAGCTTTTGAAGAAGAAGTAATGTTATCAGGATTCGCGAACGCTGGAGTTAAACCGGAAGGTTCAGCAGTCAATTATGACGCTGCACAAGAAACGTTTACAGCTCGTTATACGCATGAAACACTTGCTTTAGCGTTTTCAATTACTGAAGAAGCGATTGAAGACAACCTGTATGACAGACTCGCGTCTCGTTATACAAAAGCACTAGCACGTTCAATGGCTAATGCTAAACAAGTTAAAGCAGCAAATGTTCTTAATAGAGCGTTTAACAGTTCATACACTGGCGGAGATGGTTTAGAACTTTGTTCACTAGCACACGTAATTGTTGCTGGTACCGAACAAAATGAACTAACTACTGCAGCAGACTTAAACGAAACTTCATTAGAGCAAGCAATGATTGACATTGCTGCGCTAACTGATGAAAGAGGTTTAAAAATTGCAGCTCAAGGAAGAAAAATGATTGTTCCTGCAGCGCTTCAATTTACTGCTGAAAGATTATTAAAATCTGTCGGTAGAACTGGAACAGCTGATAATGACATCAGTGCTGTTGTATCTATGAATGTGATCCCACAAGGTTATGTGGTTAATCACTATTTAACAGATACTGACGCATGGTTCATTAAAACAGATGTTCCTAACGGACTAAAACACTTTGTTAGAGCACCAATCAAAACTGCTATGGAAGGCGATTTTGAAACTGGTAACGTTAGATACAAAGCTAGAGAAAGATACAGCTTCGGCTGGTCTGACTGGCGTGGTGTCTTCGGATCACCAGGTGCGTAATAGCAACTAAAACAAATTAATGAGGCGGCCTCAAAACCGCCTCATTTCGTTAATAAAGTAAGAAATTCACAATGAAAAACTTCATAATTAAAATTCGATATCATGGCTATTCTGCTGATTTTAATGTTTCAGCTGAAGACACCCCTCAAGGTATTGAAAAAGCAGTCCTTGACAAACTAGGACAAAATGAGGTAAAGTTCGAAAAAAATGGATTTACCAGTAAAACTGGTAAATGGATAACCTATGAGGAGGTTACAGATGACCGAAGACCTATACAATACGAAACGGTCCTTGGAGTTAGAATGGCAACAAGAGCACCTGAAGGACGGGAAGCATAATATCAGGATGATTGAGATTAATAAACAAATCCAGGATGTTATAAAGCAGATCATTGCCAAAGAATTTGAAGAGGCAACTCTTCAAACTAAAATACACGACGCCCAAGCCGAAGTTTCGATAGCCACTTAAGCG